GTCTGTGTTCAGTTTTCAGGCGGTAAGGACTCAACGGCATGCCTTTACCTTGCTAAAGAGGTACATGAAGAGCGTGGTTTGGGGCCTGTTAAAGTCATCTTTAGAGATGAAGAGTTTTTGTCTCCGGCGGTAGATCGCTTTGTTAAAGAAGTTGCAGAGTATGATTGGGTAGATTTTGAATGGTATTGTCTTCCACAAGCACAAGAGCTTTGGGTACTTGGGCGTAGAGAGTATATTTTAATGTGGTCAAAGATGAGAGAAAGGGAAGGTCGTTTATGTAGACCCTTTCCAGACAACTGTTGGCGTGCGGAGCACTTTGGTTTAGACCCAGCAGTACCGATTCCCCTTGGAATTGATGCGTACACGTTACAAGGTAAAGAAGGTAAAGTTGCTTTTGTGACTGGAATTAGAGCAAACGAATCAATGATGAGATACCGAACAGTAGTTCAGAAACTCCATGAGAATTACATTAACCATCCTTTCGGAATGCCAAAGTCAGTCCCACTAAAATTTGCTAAAGTGATTTATGATTGGACTGCAGATGATGCTTTAAAGTTTATTGTAGAAGAGCACAATGGGACATATTGTGACTACTATGATTATGCAGGCATGAGCGGCTCCAACCAAAGAGTAGGTATTCCGTTACACTCAGTTGCTTCAAGAAGAATAATGGATGTACTACGTACAGAACCAGAATTCTTTGACGAATTATATAGGTGTTATGAGCCTATAAATGCCCAAATGAAACTTTGGAGCGAGTTTGACATAGAAAAAATGATTGATGGTTACGAAGCCTTAGGTTGGGATGGCGTAAAAATGTGCATTGAAGAGAACATGGTAACGCCCGGATTTAAGAGAGAAGCCATGGCATTCGCTCACAAGTTTAAGCAAAAACATGCAAAAGATAGTTGGGGGTACCCAATAGACCATCTTTTGCGCACTATATTATTACACTCTTTTATAGGCGACACACCGTCGCCAGTTGGTCCAAAAACAAGAGCACACAGTAAGCGTGTTGCGGCATTGGCAAAGGCGGAAGAGTTAAGATTAGCAGATGCTGATTCACTTGATAAGCAAGACGATAGGAGATAATTATGGAAATGGTAAAGAGAGACAGTTTGCGTCCAGCCGATTGGACTAGTACATGTTATGTTGTTAAGCCAGACTTTAAACAGCTAACATCTTCTATTAAATCGTTTGGAATCCTTAGCCCTATTATTGCACAAAAAGATGGTACAATAATAGATGGGTACCATCGGTGGGTTATCGCTAATGAAAACCGCATTAAGAATGTGCCTGTTGTCTATGTTGACGTGGACAAGATAGAGGCAATTTTATTACATATTGACTTAAACCGTTATCGGGGTGTAGTTATTTCTAAGCTTTTATCCCGATTGATTCAGAGAATCTGTGCGTCGGGAAGATATTCCGATGAGAAGCTACGCACTAGAATGGGAATGACTTGGGATGAGTTTGACGTTTTGAAAGACGGTTCGCTAGTAAAAATGCGTAAAATAAAACAACACACTTATTCTCCTGCGTGGGTTCCAATTGAATCCCCGACAGGTGAAGACATACATATAGAAAGGCCAACAGGTCACAAAGAGCAGGTTTAAAATGGGAATGGACATAAACGCATATCAAGTTGGTGCTAAAGCAACAGTTCAGTACTCTCAGGAAAATGCTATCATTGTGTCTGCGCTTGGTTTAACTGGTGAAGCTGGCGAAGTCGCCGATATGATTAAAAAAATAATCAGAGACAGTGATAAAGAGCTTAACGAAGAAAGTCTTTCTAAGCTAGCCAGCGAATTAGGAGATGTTCTTTGGTACATTGCTTTGCTTGCATGGGAGTTGGGTTTTACCCTTGATGAGATAGCTAAATTAAACTTAAAGAAAATATTTGATCGTTATGGCTATGCTGCTTCAGAAAAGGGTCAAGAATGACACCCCCGTGGCACAAATTAGGATATGCAGTAACTTCTGAGATGTCTAAAGAAAGATTACTTAGGGAGGCGCACGCAGACTATGACGTAGTGCTTAGCCCTGTTCAAGTTGAAGATGTGACCAACGGTAAGTTTGTGACTGTTGAAGATAGGTATGTTACTGGACGTCTTGATCCTGACACTTTAGACCTAGTTAATTGGGAAGTTGTTAAAGGCCGCTATCAGGTTATTCCCAACGAAGTTATTCTTGATAAGGCTATGGCTATTGTTAGCGCTTCTGCTAATGAGGCTAAGCTAGACAGCATCGGAGTGTTAGACGGTGGTAGAAAGTTCTATGTTACAATCAGAACTACACAGTTAAATCTACACCCAAGGGACACAGACACACCAGATGTGGTGGACAACTACATTGTCGTGATGACGTCCCACGATGGAAGCATTCCAATTTGTTACTACAACTTAGATGTTCGGAGAAACTCATCGTGTGTGTATCGGATAGCCCCTGACTCTGCTTTAAGCGATTTCTCTTTACGTAAAAGGCACACACCACATGCTACGGATAGGCTAGAAGAAGCCGCACAGGTTTTAAACATGAGAAACCAATGGACAAAGGAGCTTACTACAGCGATAGAAGATCTTTCTGTACCTATAAAAGATTATCAGATGCACTACGCATTAGACAGTAAGTGGAGTCTTGATAAGGCCAATACCAAGAAGAAACGAGAATACGCTGAAAGTGTGCATGAGTTGATAAAAGACTTGTATAAATCTGATAGAAATGCTGGGACTTTTGGTGAAACAAAGTGGGCATTATATAATGCTATATGTGAGTTTTATGATTTCCACAGAAACATAGATGATCTAGAATCCATACAGCAATCTTTTGAGCTAGATAACTTTGTGCATAGAGAAAAAATTTCAGTTTTCAAAAATCTTTTAAGCAAGCCTGTTTTTTTAACCCCATAGGAGAACAAATGAAAGATCTTCGCAAAACGCCGTGTTATTTTTGCGGTGATCCGGTTAAAGTAGGTGAAGTAGGCACTTACCGAAAAGTGAGCGGGTGGGCGCAAGTGCGTCAACAAGGTGGAAGCAATTCGTTAGCGTTTATGTCTCCTCCAGAAGCTTGGGCGCATGCTTCTTGTATTGACCGAGAAAAACAAGTAAAAAGCGGTAGGTTCAAGCAAGAGGAGACATTGTTTTAGTGAGTTACTTAACTTGGTATTTGTTAAAAATGCTTATGACTTTGGCTGCTACCTCAACTGCACTTTTCTTTACTCCGGAAACAAGCAACTCTTTTCCAGAGCCAGTCCAAACAGGACTGTCTGAGCTTGAGGAAGTTTCGGGGGAGCTTTTAAACTCTATTTTGATAGTTGATCCAGAAACTCAGTTTATGTGGCACATTACCGATGGATCTGTAAGGCGACAGTATCGTGTGTCCACAGGGCACGGGTCGTTTAATGCTCAAGGTGATTTGATACGCTTGGGCAACACAGTCGGTTCTCACAGAACTCCCGTAGGTTACATGACCACTATTGGGTTGGAAGCCACTATATGTAATGCTGATGAGATAGGGGCACAGTGGACGACCACAAGCTGTTACGGTAGATATGCTACAGTGGACCAAACGTTACCTAAGGACCAAAGGTGGCAGATTACTAGACAGCTCACGACGGTTATATTGCGGATGTATTCCCAAGAAGAAAGAAACTCCAATTCGGTAGTTAGAGGAATATTAATTCATGGGACGAATCACTATGATTCAGTTTATGAGCAGTATCCTGACTCGTGGGGATGCGTTAGACTTCTACCAAAAGACATACTTGACTTGGCTGAGCATTTAGATACGGGCGTTAATCAGATATACATATTAGATAGGGAATGGCATGGATGACAAAGAAGATATTACTATTACGTTTGCATTTGACGTAGCAGTTGCGGCTCTTGCATCAATAGAGGCGGCTAAAGATCGTGTTGCCCCTGATAGGGTTGAGTATAAGCAAAGACTGTATGACGCTCAAAGAATACTTATGGAGGCTATGGGCGTTAATTAAACGATTATTTCCACTCGTTTGCGTAGCCCCATGCCTAGCCCTGCACACAAGTTAAAAGCGTGCACAGAAGCGTCAACTTGGTCGTCATGTACGTTTGCTTCTGGGAATGCTGACATTTCATCAATAAAGTCTGTGTTCCAGTTACCTCGCAATAGCCTCACGTTACCGTTAGCAACTGCAGCGGCCATTGGTTTAGCTCTGGTTTCTTTATCACCTGTTGCTCTTTGCCCAGTAAAAGCGTACCCCGGCAACACATATCGTGCATATTGATCTATAAGATTTTTTCCTGCAGATCCGGGTTCTTGTTCCATCTGAATAGTTATGTCCGGTCCGTCCTCTTCGGCTGTCGCTTTTATAAACTTTTCTACTTTATCGCCTTTTGCCCTTATACGCCGAACATCCATTATATAGAAGATGCCATCGTGCATAGCACCTAAGCACCCAACTGTCCAGTCAGGGTCAGGGTATGATGGCGACGGCTCGCTTCCAGCAAGATCCCAAAACCTTATTATTTGTGTGTCTGAATCAAAATCAGGTACTTCTGCTGGCTCAACAATCTCAAACATAGTTCTATCAAACATAGACCCCAATGTAGTGGCCCACCAATCACCAAACTCTAGCCGTTTTCGCTCTACTGGATCTAGCTCTTGAAGAACTGCCCTGTATGACTCTGGGTCAATTCCGGGGTTGTCAGTAAGCTTTGATGGCACAAATATCCGCCCCTTGTCATTACCCTCCACGAGAAACCTTTGACGAACCCAGTTTGGTGCAGGGTTTGTTGCGGCTCTCATTCTTAATGGGACTTGAGCTAGAGGTCCAGTTGATGGGCGACGTAAACGAGAGAATAGGTATCTATAATCAGCTTCTCTAATTTCGGTGACTTCGTCCATTCCTATGAACTGGAATTCAGAACCTTTGTACCTTAGGTAATCTTGACTGTTATTCAGATACCCAAATGTTATTCTAGCCCCACTTGGGAAAGTTGCTGTATATTGGTTAGCGTTCCAATGAATGTCGTCATAATTAGATATCCATTCCCTAAACCTATCCATTAGAGCTCCGGGAAGTGATAAGTCGGCGTATGTCCTACGGAAAAGAATAGCAGAATAGTTAGGGACGTCCACATATTGTAAGGCTGCCATCAAAAGAGCAGAGCTTTTACCTCCACCTGCGGCTCCGCCAAACAAAACCTCTTGTGCTGTTGTTTTCAAAAAGACTTTTTGGGTTAGTGAGGGTGCTTCTACCCAATATTCTGAGGATTTTGGTTGAAGCCACTCATTTATTGCTTCCCAGTCTTCTTCTTGTACTAGCGCCATTTTCTAGTTGTCTCCTTGACAAAATACTGATAAACTAATTATATGAAAACGTTAAAGAGTTATTTAAATCGCTCTGTAGCCGCTCATTCCTTAATTTGTGTGGGTATAATAACAATAGGTCTTGGTATTAGTATAGTTCATTTAGGGTTAGGTATTGCAAGCAGTGGTGCAGCGTGCGCCATTTACGGTTACATTTTAGGGGCTGAATAATGGCATGGAATAAGCCAGAAAACAAATCAATCCAAAGTATAGACACTTCCGCAAAAGCGGCCCCAATTTCAGTTGGTGCCCCAATTTCGTACAGTCCAAGTTTACAGCCTAAAACAGGGTACCATGATGGCTGGGATATTACAAAAGCGTATCAAGACGGTGTAGCAAAAGTTACTTGGGTTTATCGTTGTATTGACGTTATAGCCTCAAACCAAGCAAAACTACCTATGGTTTTCCGAAAGGACAATAACCCTTTTGGTGAAGTAATTACAGAAGCACCATTGTTAGAAATCTTTAATAACACTACAAATGTGGGTGAAAACGCATTCGCTTTTAGATATAGGCTTTCTGCTCAATTATTAATGAGCACCCGTGGAGTATTCATTGAAATCGTTAGAGACAAGATTGGTAACCCCATTGCCCTGCATTTGCTTCCACCCGCAGACACTTCACCTATTCCAGATATCAAAAAGTTTGTAAAAGGTTACGAGGTAAAACTACCTCAAGGCGACACAAGAGTAATTAAGCCTGAAAACGTAATATGGATACGTCGCCCTCACCCACTTGACCCTTATTTGTCAATGACACCAATGGAGTCTGCTGGTGTGGCCATTGAGGTGGAGAACCTTGCCAAGATATACAACAGAAACTTCTTGATTAATGATGGTAGGCCGGGCGGATTGCTTGTTTTGAGAAGCGAG